TTGCACAGGGATGATTAATTTCATTCCTTGAGCAGCAACTTTTAATCCACGTTCATCAGTAAAGTTCGCAATGTCAATTAGCGACTGTTCTAATGAAGTTTCATTCAAGTCAGCAGCAGTAGTTAGTGTATTTGAGAACGAACCAGCAATAGTAGCATGCGTTGTAGAAAATAATGGAGATCCATCACCACCTAAATAAGTAGTGCTGAAACCATTGTTCAATACGTTAGCTGCTGTCACTTGCTTAGTATTCGCCATAGATCTAGCTAATGCTTTTGTATATCTAGACGCAAGTCTGTCATACAAGTTGTCCTCAATCGCTTCTTCAGTGATTGCGAACGCAAGAGCTATAGTATTGTGCGTATATCTAGCAGTGAAAGTCTCGTTAGCTTGGTCATAAGACACGCCAGAGCCTTCAGCTTTAATCGCAGCATTACCAAATCCTGATAACATAACTTCTTCTTCAAATGCTCTTTCAGAAGTTTCTTTATCGAAGATTTCTTCGTGCTCGTTTTCGTAACGTTTATATTCAAGTCCAAACAGAGCGTTTAAACCTGGTTCTAGTTCTTTAACTAGTTGTGATCGTGATATAGCCATAGTTTATTACTCCTTTAGATTAATTGTTGACCTTTGTTAATTCTAACAACAAAGTCTTCGCTAGCAACAGCTATCTCATTTCCAATGAATTGAGATGGGCTAAGTACTAGACACTGACCAGTTGAAGAGTTAGAAGCTGCAAGATCTAAAGCAACTGAAGAAATTCCATTTACAGAACTTCCTGCAGTATATTTAATATCAAATGCATTTCCAACAGCGCTTACACCTAGTGCAGTTCCTGTTGATTTAACAAGGTATAGTTGATTTGGGTCATCAATTACATACGCATAGATATTGCCTTGAGCAACGTCAGTTTGCGAGTAATAGTTTTGCCAAGTCGGTTTGTTTCTGTTGTTAGGGCTTACTTCTATTAGACAGCCGTTAAACACGCCTAATACTTGACCAGTTGCAGACGATGTTACAGCAACAACTGTTCCTGTAGCAGTTAATGCAGTTAAGTCACCTTGATAAATCGAAGTTGATTCGTTATCAACGATGTAAAACTGATCTTGTCCGCCGCTAGCGTAGCCACCACCAACTTTTCCTAGAGGTCTAAGACCAAAGGGTTTTGTTGAGTTTGCCATATTTATTTACTCCTTTAAGTTTATATTTAAACTTTGTTGGGTAGGAATTACTAAATAATTAGTCCTTCTTTGTACCACCAAAAGTTACACGAGTTTGCCTATCACTACTGATTGGCATACTTGGATGCTGTTCCTTCATAGGATCGTTTGCAATAGCATCTGCTCGTTCTTGAGTTCTTCTTGCGAAGTATTCTTCACGAGACTTTGCGATCTCTTCAGGTACCCTAGCCAGCACTAGGCCGCCAACTCCAATCACTCCTGCGTATTTTCCGTCTTTTACAACAGGATAATTCTGTTCAGGATATTCATCAGCTCTCACTAATTCATAACCTGATCTCATTCTGCCTGTGATATTTTTAGTATCATCAAAGCCTAATGATTCAGCTCTTATCCATCTGTGTCTAAAGCCGTCCGGCGCAGGTGGTGCATCTAAAGATGACGGTGGAGTCCAAACTTTAGGTCTATCTGTTTTAGACCTTGTTTCGCTCGCACGGGAAGTCTTAATTGTATTTTTTTCGTTTACCATATGCCTATACCTCCTTCGTGGTTAAATGTTTCGCATATTCTTCAAGTGGCACACCTAATCTTTTAGCAATTGCTACTTGTGATGGTGTGAGTCTCACAGTTTTTTTGCGTCCTGATTGGCTAGGACGATTAGCCGAAGCTACATTCTGTACAGGTTTAATTGTATTTTCTGTAGATACTGTTTCCTTTGTAGCAAATTTATGCGGAAATTCAAGTCTTATTCTCTTATCAATTTCTGCATAATATTCGTCACTTCTAGGATCAAATCCCTCTTCTTCTACAAGCTTTTTATGCAAATCAAATGCAGTGTAAGTCATTGCAGAGTCATTACCAAACCAACTATTTCTAGAAGCCCAGTCTTCAGCTTTAGGATCAGTTTGAGGAGTTTGAATTGTTTGTTGAGGAGTTATAGTAACTTCTTTTTGAGTATTAACCACATCTTGTTGATTAACTCTTAAATTACTTAATCTAGCTGCTTCTAAAGTTAATTCAGCAATTTGTTGTTGTGCTGAAACTTGAGCATCTATATCTCCTGCATTGATAGCTGATCTAAGTGCTATTTTTGCATTATCTAAACTAGACTTAACTCTGTTTTCAAATTCTGAAACATATTTTTGATCAGTTTTAGATAATCTTGATTCAATCTGTTCTTTTTCTTTTTTAACAGAATGAGCAAAATTAATAGCTTCTTCTCTTTGTCTTTCAGCTTCTCTAATTTTATGAGTTAATTTAGCAATACGTTTTTTAACACTTTCACTGTATTCTTCTAAATCATCTCTTTTAGTTTCAACCTTTTTTTCTAAAGGTTTTTTATCTTCTATTTTTTCTTTAGCTTCAACAACTGGCTTTTCAGCTTCTTGTTGAACTTCTATCTTCTCTTCCTTTTTCTCCTCCGCAGCAGCTTTCGCTTGCTCGTTGTTATCCAGTTCAATCTCAGCGCCTTCTTTTTCACCGACATCGATCATTGGATCGTTCTTTGGTTTTTTATCTTCAATTGGCATAGTGCCTCCTATGTTTAAATGTGATGAAGAACATCTTCAGGATTTTTAATAGTCCCTAGAACTTCGTCATCGTTTAGTAGTCGCACTTCTCCACCTTCTATTGGTAATCTTGAACCCGCATAACGAGCAAAGATAACCCAATCTCCTTTTTTACACCATGGACCTGTTGGATAACGCTCTTTATCGTTATATGCTAAGGGTCCAATTTTTAATACATAACCACAGTTTGTAGCTATTCTTAATTTGTCTAATGATTCTTGTGATATAATAATTCCACCTTTAGTTTTATCTTTAGGTGTAAATGGTAATACTAATAATCTCCATCCAGATGGTTCAGGTAAACTATCAACTAATGATTCAGTGATATTTTCTGCTCTTACTGTTTTTTGATTTTCTTCTTTGTATTTTTCTTCAAGACCTAGAACAGTCTTTGGTATTTCATTTGACTGAACATCAGTCGAGTTTAACAATTTTTCCGCCATCTTCGTTTAGCTCCTTTTTGTTTAGCAGGTTAGAGATTTCCTGTAATAAAAATTCGTATGTACGAATTTGTCCAAGTATATACTTGTATTTTTCCATATTGTCAACACCACCAGAAGTGATGCTTAAAGTTAGGTTTTCTAACTGCGCTTTCATAAAGCGTTGTAGTTTATAAGCTACATCTACTGTTTCCATCTTCTTTCCTTTTATTAGTTATATTAACAATTCCACTTTCTAAGGGATTTATTAATTCTTGAATTTGGGTCTCTTGCAGTTTTAGCTGAAGTTAATTTTGCCTTCATCCCTTTCATCCTGCTACAGAATGATTTTCTTCTATTAGCTGCTTTTGAACCTTTTTTTAATTTACTGGGTTTTGTTGTTACTGCCATTGATAATTTAGAACCTGGATTTGCACGTCTATAAGATGCAATACCTTTTCTATTTAATCCACCTGATTCTGATTTACCTTCCTTACGTTGCCATGCTGGAGTAGCTTTACCACCAGATGCCATATAAGCTCTACCCATTCCTCTAGATATAATCATATTAATAAACCTTTGTAACTTTTTTTCTATCCTTCATTACTTTACCACAACCTCTAGCAATAAATCCACCTTTTTTAAAAGTAGGATTTACAACGGGACTAAAAGAAATATCTTTATTTCTAGTTTTTGTTCCTTTTACAGTAACTGGTTTTTTTCTTCTATCTGTAAATAAAGGTCTATCTAATTTAGACATATTAAACAAATTTTGTTTTTTTAATCTTGATTGCTTTTCCTTGACCTCTTCCAACTAGACCCCCTTGAGCAAATTCTGGTTCAGCTGTAGAATCTTCTGGATGTAAACGATTTAAAGCTTCTTGTCTACTTTGTTCTTCTATAGACTTTTTATATTTTTTATCTAAATCTTCTTCTGATTTTTTAATTTTTTCTTGTCTTCTTTTTTCTTGTTTATAAATTTTATTACCAGAATAGTCAGGCATTATTTTTTCTTTTTAGGAAAACCAGCTTTCATATTTGCATAAGCTTTAGCAGATATAGTAGTTTTAGATTTAGGTCTTGATATACCTAATTTTTTTCTACGATTTATATTTGCCCAAAGACCTGGTTTAGAAGAACCACCTTTTTTAAAAACACCTCTTCCTTTTAAAACATCAGCTCTAGTAACTTTTCCATCTCCTGTTAAATCAGGAAAAGAACCGTCTTTAAAACCAGTTCTTGCATTAATAACTTTTGCAACACCAGTTCCTCTTAACTGTTTTCCAAGTCCAGACATTATTTTTTCTTTTTAGCTCTGCCGCCTTTTTTCATATACTCAGCAGTTTCTTCTTCAGCATATTTCTCTGGAGATTTTTTTCCAGATTTAATAGCTTTAGCTTGTTTAGCTAAACTTTTTAATTCTTCGCCTTTATGCTTTTCAGCTTTTTCTTTTTTTACAAAAGCTTTAGGAGAAGTTTTTCCAGACTTAACTGATTTTGCTTCTGCTAATTCTTCAGCATAAGTTTCTTTTCCACCAAAAGCTTTTCCGCCTTTAGCTAAAGCAGCTCCCATTCCTCTAAGAGCAATTCCACCGCCTCTAAGTGCAGCTCCCATTCCTCTTAATGCGATACCACCACCTCTAAATGCTGGTCTTGGTCTTTGTTTAAAATCGTTTCTCATTTTTTTCTCCTTATCCGTTTTCCTGGTTAGTATTCGTCGGTCTATTTGCCATCGTTCTTGCAACCGACTCTGCTGAACGACCAACTACATAGCCTCCGAGTCCGACATTTAATAATGTCCAAACATCGCCAGGCAATTCAAAGGTAATAACTGCACCCATGAATACTTTTATAACAGGACCTATAACATAATTCCAAACTAAAATAAAGATTAAAACATACATTAAAAGAGGTCTCCAAGAGCTAGCAAACCAGCCAGCTTTTGCTTCAGCTTCAATGATTCTTGATGCTGCTTGTAACTCTTGAGTATGAGATTGTAGTAGTTGAGTTTGTAATTGTGCCTTTAATTTTTCTTGTAAATCTTTGTCAGGGACTGCTTTTTCAATTGTATTAAAAAGAATTTTTGCAAGAGGAGCAACAGCACCTAACATAGGTAGCATGTTAGAACCACTTAGCTATTTTTCTCTTATCAGCCATCATTCTTTTCTGACCTTTAACTGGTTGATATTGAGTTTCATCTTTGCTTGTCATCTCAACATCAATTCCACCTTTTTTATAACCATCAGAATTTATAAATTTGTCGTGACTTCCAACTTGTGTACCGTAAAGAGATGATTCATCATCATTTCCTCTTACAGATCCACCTTGTGCGTAACCTTTTTTTGACATACCTGCCTCCGATAATGCGATTGCAATCGCTTGTTTTGGATTTTTAACTATTTTTCCAGATTTTCCTGAATGTAATTTGCCTGCTTTGAATTCATGCATTACTTTTTTAACTTTTCCTGGTTTTTTTTCCATAGTTTAATCCTTAGTTGGTTGTTTTTATATACTAATATCTAAAATACTACAATATCATTATTAGTTAGTTGATATTTTAGCATTTTGCATGCCTTGTTTAGCAAGATCTACGCCTATTTTAAGCTTTGTAAGGTCTTCTGTTTGAGCTATTTTCTCATCTGCTACTTGTCTGTTAGACATAATTTTTAATTTATCTAAATTATTTCTATCTTCAGCTTCTTTTTTCTTACGTTCATTCTCCATCGCTTTTAAATCTATTTCTCTAGCTTTAAGTTTAACTAATGGATCATTATCCATTCCAACATTAATTTTATTTTCTTCTTCCATATAATCTTTAGTCATCTCAGCAATTAAAATTGCTTTTCTAGATTCAATTCTTTGCATTAAATTTTGTATTTGCATTTGAAGTTGTTGAGCCATTTGTGGATTTGCTTGAGCTTGTTGTTGTAACATTGGTAATTGTTGCAACTCTTGTGCAAATTCTAATTGAATATGTTCTTGTGCCATTAATGAAATATGTTCAAGAACGTTCTTTTGAATGACTGCCATTGCCATTGGATTATTTTTAACCATATTTAAACCCATAAAGTTTAAATGTGCTTCAATGTGTGCTTTATGATCTTGTCCTGTAAATGCTTGAAACTGTCCCCCTGACATTGCTGTAATATGTTCAATAGACGGATCCATTGGTTGTGGTTTTTGTGGTGGAGGTAAAATTAAATCTATATTCTTAACTCCAATCTCTTCATACATTGTTCTGTAAACTTGATACAAATTATGCATTTGTGGATTAGACATTGCAAGTTGCATTTCAGTTTGTGCTAAATTAATTCTTTGTGTTTGTGAAAATATATTTGGATCTGCTACGGGTAATATATCTACTCTATCATCAAAGTCTGTAACTTTAATTTCTCTAGTTCCACCTATAACATCATATGGATAAACCGGTGGTAAGTAGGTAGCAAATACTTTTGCTAATAATTCAAATTCATTTTTAAGTCCTGCGTATAATCTTTTATGAATAGCAGACATTACACGTGAACCTCTTTCAAGTAACGCCATCGTCGTTCCAACAGCCGCTTGTTGATTACCATCACCCACTTGCATATCAGCGATACTCGCGAAGCGTTGACCTGCTTGAACCACAATACCCATTAATTGTAATAATGTTGCATCAGGTCCTTTAAATGGAAGTGGCATAAATGCATCTCTTAAATTTCCTCCTGGTGCATCTACATCTCTAAACTCACCTGGTTGAATTGGTTGTGCATCATCTCTAACTCTAATACCTCTTTGTTTAAATCCTGAAGGTAAGTTAGCTAAAGTTCCTGCATCTAATAATTGACGTAATGCTTGAGTAGCAGTTCTTGATAAACCACCAATCATGTGAATTAAACCAAATCCATAGAATCCAAGTCCTGGTAAAAATTTGAAATGTACAAAGTAATTAATTTTTTTCTTTAATGGATCATTTGGTTTATAGTTACGTCTAATAGATAATACTTCTCTAGAAGATTCTTCAATCGTTACAACGTATGGAAGTTTAATTCCTGTGGGCTCACCATTTTGATCTTTATCTTCAAAACCTTCTATATCTAAATTAACATGACATTCTAATAAGGTATAGACATCCGCTTGTTTAGAAACTCTAATTCCTTGTAATTCTAATTGTTTCTTTTCAATATCATCTTGTTGTAATGGGGGTTCGCCTAATTCAACATCTTTATAAAATCCAGATACTTGTTGTTTCTTTAAATCATTTTCAGAAATTTTAAGTACATGAATAACCGCTTCTGCATCTTCTAATGATGTTGCAGTATAAGGAACAATTAAATCATCGGATGGGATAAATTTTGATACCGCTCTTTGTAAAATTGCATCATTATA